GTTTGGAGGCGTCGCTGACGGCCAGGGAACCGGTACGCCGACCGGCAGCGCAGAGCCTTCTCCTAAACCAAGGTTTTTGATAAAGCCGTCTCGCATGGCAAAATCCGCCAAAATCCGTCTTCGGGAAGCTAAAGAGAAAAATTTATGGCCGTAATTGGTTATATTCGCGTATCAACAATTGACCAGAACTGCGACTTACAGCGAAACGCGCTGCTAAGCGCAAACTGTGACCATATTTTTGAAGATCGTATCAGCGGAAAAGTGGCCAGCCGTCCTGGACTTAAACAGGCCCTCAAACGCATCAGAAAAGGCGACACGCTGGTTGTATGGAAACTCGACAGGCTTGGGCGCAGCGTAAAAAACCTGATAGCGCTGATTTCAGAACTGCACGAGCGCGGCGCGCATTTCCGTTCGCTAACAGACAGCATTGATACCAGCAGCGCAATGGGACGCTTCTTCTTTCACGTTATGTCCGCGCTCGCTGAAATGGAGCGTGAGTTAATTGTCGAACGTACTCTGGCCGGACTGGCTGCAGCCAGAGCGAAAGGGCGAATGGGCGGAAGACCCAGGGTTTTAACGCCGGATGAAGTTGAGCAGATTAGCCGGCTGCTGGCAAAGGGACATACCCGTCAGCAGCTGGCCATCATCTATAACGTCGCGCTATCGACCCTCTATAAATACTTCCCTGCGAAAGCGTCAAAAAGCCGCAAGCCTGACCTGATGACCGAGGCGGAAAAAAGCGCGCATAACCATCTGTGAAAAGCCAATGTCCACTCATCCCTCAGCAAACCGCAACCGCATGATTTCCCTTACCTGACCTGACAATCTGAGCGCACCCTCAACACGGAGTGCATCAGATGTCTGATTATCATCACGGTGTACGCGTTGTCGAAATTAATGACGGCACGCGCACCATTTCTACCGTATCCACCGCCGTAGTCGGCCTGGTCTGCACCGCAGACGACGCAGACGCAACGGCTTTCCCGCTCAACACCCCGGTGCTGCTGACTAACGTGCAGGCCGCTATCGCTAAGGCTGGCAGTAAAGGCACGCTGGCCGCATCGCTGCAGGCGATCGCCGATCAGGCGAAACCGGTCACCGTCGTGGTACGCGTCGCGAAAGGCGCAACCGACGCGGAGACTATCTCCAATATCATCGGCACCACTGATGAAAAAGGCCAGTACACCGGCATGAAGGCGCTGCTGACCGCGCAGACGCAGCTCGGCATGAAGCCGCGCATTCTCGGCGTGCCGGGGCTCGACTCGCAGGAAGTGGCGACCGCGCTGGCGAGCATCGCTCAGCAGCTGCGCGCCTTCGCCTATGTGTCAGCCTGGAACTGCAAAACCATCAGCGATGCGATGAGCTACCGCAAAAACTTTAGCCAGCGCGAGCTGATGGTGATCTGGCCCGACTTTATTGCCTGGAATAGCGCGACCAGCGTTGCCGATACCGCCTGGGCGACGGCGCGCGCGCTCGGCCTGCGCGCCAAAATCGACAACGACACCGGCTGGCATAAAACCCTGTCGAACGTTGGCGTCAACGGCGTCACCGGCATCTCCTCTTCAGTATTCTGGGATTTGCAGCAGAGCGGCACCGACGCCGACCTGCTGAACGAAGCCTGCGTGACCACCCTGATCCGTAAAGATGGCTTCCGCTTCTGGGGCAACCGCACCTGTAGCGACGATCCGCTCTTTGCATTTGAAAACTACACCCGTACCGCGCAGGTACTGGCCGACACCATGGCCGAAGCGCATATGTGGGCCAACGACAAACCGCTGACGCCGGTGCTGGTACGTGAAATCGTGGCGGGCATCAACGCCAAATTCCGCGAGCTGGTCAACGCCGGTTACCTGCTGGGCGCCTCCTGCTGGTATGACGAAAGCGCTAACGACGTCGCCAGTCTGAAAGCGGGCAAGCTTGCTATCGACTACGACTACACGCCGGTGCCGCCGCTGGAAGACCTGACGCTGCGCCAGCGCATCACCGACACCTATCTGGCGAACTTCGCCGCATCCGTTAACAGCTGAGGAGCCGGATAAATGGCACTACCCCGCAAACTGAAAGGGCTGAACCTTTTCAATGATTCAAACAGCTATCAGGGCGTTGTCTCTTCCGTCACCCTGCCGAAACTCTCCCGCAAGCTGGACGCCTACCGTGGCGGCGGCATGAACGGCGCTGCCTTTATCGACAACGGTCTGGACGACGACGCGCTCGATATGGAGTGGACTATCGCCGGTATGGACGATCTGGCGCTGTCGCAGTGGGGCGGTTCCGCCGTACCGCTGCGCTTTACCGGCTCCTACCAGCGTGACGACACTGGCGAAGAGATCGCGGTAGAGATTGAGGTGCGCGGCCGTCACCAGGCGTTCGACTTTGGCGATGCCAAACAGGGCGAAGACACCGAAACCAAAATCACCACCAAAAACACCTATTTCAAACTCACCTGGAACGGTAAAGAGCTGATTGAGATCGATACCGTCAACATGGTCGAGAAGGTAAACGGCACCGATCGCCTTGCGCAGCGCCGTAAAAACCTCGGCCTGGCTTAACCCTGACGCCAGCGCCCGGCGCTGGCCTTTTATCCTGTCAGAACGCGGAGAGAAGCATGGAACAGAAAGAGAATATCGTTGAATTTGAAACCCCGCTGAAGCGCGGCGATGCGGAGATCGCACAGGTTGAGCTGATTAAGCCGAACGCGGGTTCGCTGCGCGGCGTGCGTCTTGCCGATCTGGCCTCTTCCGACGTCGATGCGCTGCTGACGGTGCTGCCGCGTATCACGCTGCCTGCGCTGACCAGGGCGGAATGCCACAGCCTCGACCCGGTAGATTTGATTGCATTAGGCGGCAAGGTGATCGGTTTTTTGCAGTCGAAGTCGGCGCCGTCGAATGGCCAGACGGACTGACGGTCAATGACCTGATGGCTGACATCGCCGCCATTTTTCACTGGCCCCTTTCTGAACTGAACGACCTGCCGCTGGCCGAGCTTCTCGACTGGCGGCATAAAGCCCTGATCCGCAGCGGAGCAAATACGGATGAGTGAAGACCTCAAACTGCAGGCACTGCTGAAAGCGGTTAATCAGGCGCTGCGCCCGCTACAGAGCCTCCAGAACGAAACGCAAAAAGTCACCGACACCATTACCGACACGCGCCAGAGCCTGGCGGCGTTACAGGCGCAGTCAGCGAAAATCGATAGCTTTCGCGCCACCAGCCGCCAGCTGAGCGACACGCAGCAGAAGCTGAAAGAGGCGAAGGCTGAAACGGCTTCGCTGGCGCTGGCGATGCGCAGCAGCAGCCAGCCCGCCGACGAACAGAGCCGCGCGCTGGAGAAGGCGCGTCAGCGGAGCGTCGCGCTGCAAAGCCAGGCGCAGAGCCTGCGTCTTTCCGTGCAGCAGCAGCGTGAGAGCCTCAACAGCGCGGGCATCGCTACGCGCAGCCTGAGTAGCGAACAGCTGCGGCTGAAAGCGGCGACGGCGCAGACCAGCCTGAATCTGAATGGCCAGCAGCAGCGGTTGCAGCAGCTGAGCCAGCAGCAGGCACGCCATAATCAGGTAACGGAGCGCTATCGCGCAGGCCAGGCGCTGGCGGGCAAGATCCGCAGCGCTGGCGCAGCTGGCCTCGGCATGGCGAAAACAGGCTTTACCGCCGGCGCCGCGCTGCTGCGTCCCGGCTACGAGCTGGCGCGCACCGAAGCCGCGCTGCAGGCTAAAACCGGCCTGCAGAAGGGGTCGCCGCAGGCGGCGGCGCTGGATAAACAGGCACGCCGCGTCAGCGTGCAGACGGGCATCTCGGCGCAGGACGTTGCGCAGACCCAGCTCAATATCGCCCGGGCGGGCGGGTCGGTTGACGACATTACCGCCGCGACGCCGGTCGCGCTGAATATGGCACAGGTAAACAGCCACTCAGCGGAGGATAACGCCGGTCTGCTGATGGAAACGAAAACCGCTTTTGGCCTCGACAGTGGCGATATCGCCCATCTTGGCGATGTGCTGAATGCCACCCTCGACCAGACCGGCATGAAGTTCGAAGAGCTGAGCAGCGCGCTGAGCAGCGTCGCGCCAGTGGCGAAAAGCGCAGGCGTCGGCGTTGAGCAGACCTCCGCCATACTGGGACTGCTGGCGAAGAACCACATTACCGGCGCGGCGGCGGGCGAAGAAGCTGGCGCGGTCATGACGCGGCTGCAGATGCCCGGCGCCCAGCATAGTATCGCTGCACTCGGCGTCCAGACCCGTGATGAAAACGGCGACACGCGGCAGATATTACCGCTGCTGAAAGATATTCAGGCCGCCTTCGCCAGGAAGGGCATGGGCGCGGCACAGCAGGCTGACGTGCTGAAAAATATTTTCGGCGAGAAGGCGGCCTCGTCAGCGTCGCTGCTGGCGCAGGGCGCGTCCAGCGGTGAGCTGGAGACGCTCACCACCTCGGTGCAACAGTCAGATGGCGGTACGGCGCGCATGGCGCAGGCGCAGCAGGATAATCTCGGCGGAGATGTGCAAAAGCTGGACGCCTCAAAAGCGGCTATCGGCGTCGATCTCTACGCGCCGCTCGACGGCACGCTGCGGACGCTGACTCAGGATGCGACGCAGTTCCTGCAGACGGTCGACCAGTGGCTGCAGGATAACCCGACGCTGGCCAGCGGCATCGCCACGGCGGCGGCCGTGGCGCTCACCTTTGTCGGCGCGCTGGGCGCCATCGGCATGGCTGTCTGGCCGGTAGTGAGTGGCGTCGGCGCCATTATGGCGGGCGTTGAAATACTCGGCGGGCTTTTCACCGGGGTGGGTGGTGCCATCGTGACCGCCATCGGCGCCATTAGCTTGCCAGTGGTGGGCGTCGTCGCGGCTATCGTTGGCGGCGCGCTGCTGATCCGGCGCTACTGGGAGCCGATCAGCACCTTTATCAGCGGCGTCGCGCAGGGGTTTTCTGATGCGATGGGACCGATTAGTGCTGCCTTCACGCCGCTGCAGCCGGTCTTTAACTGGGTCACGGATAAGGTCAAATCAGTGTGGAGCGCGTTTACGCAGCTGCTGGAGCCGGTTAAATCGACCCAGGAACAGCTGACCGCGGCAGGCAATATGGGAAAAAGCTTCGGCAATATGCTCGCCGAGGCGCTGAAGGTCCCCGGTCATGCGCTGGATCAGCTGATGAGCGGCATCGACTGGGTGCTGAATAAGCTCGGTATCGCCAGCAACAAAGGCAAAGAGCTGAAAGCGGAGCTGCCGCCAGACGAGACAGCCGCGCCGGACGGCACTGCGATCGCAGCCGACGGGCTGCAAAAGAGCCTGCCCGTCAGCGGCGTGCCTTATCGACCGGTGGTGACGCCTGCTGCTGGCGGCGGCGCGGTGCAGCAGAACAGCTACACCAGCAATATCACGGTCAATACGCAGTCCAGCATGGATGGCAATGAGATTGGACGAATAGTGCAGCAGCAGATGGATCAGCATCGTATTGAACAACAAAACCGGCAGCGCAGCGCCATGACAGGAGGATTGTACTCATGATGATGATCTACGGCATGCTGCCCTTTATGCGGCAGACGCTGCCCTACAATCAGATGTTACATGACAGCGGCTGGAACTGGCCCAGCAACAACCGCGTCGGCAAACGTGCCGCAGTGCAGTTCACCGGCAAAAGCAACGAAAAGATTTCCCTGAGCGGCGAACTGCGCCCGGAGATTACCGGCGGCCCGGTTAAGGCGCTGGCGTTTCAGCTGCTGGCTGACGAAGGGCGCGCCTGGCCGCTGATCGGCGGCGACGGCACTATCTATGGCATGTATGTCATCGAAAGTTTTAAGACGACGCACAGCGACTTCTACGCCGACGGCAGCGCGCGGGTTATCACTTTTACTCTGGGGCTGCTGCGCGTCGATGATTCGCTGGTCTCGATGTTCGGCGACCTGCAAAAGCAGGGCAGCGAGCTCTGGACGAAGGCGGAAGCGGCGGCGGGCAAGCTCTCTTCTGGCATCAGCAGCGCTGTTGCAACGGTGGGGGGCTTATCTCTGTGAGTGAACTCAGCACGATGGCGATTAAGGCAGGCGGCCAGCTGGCACCCGATTTTATGTTGTGGATCGGCAGCAAAGACGTAACCCCTAACCTGCGCGAGCGTATGGTCTCGCTGTCGCTAACCGACAACCGCGGCTTTGAAGCGGATACGCTGAGTATTACGCTGGACGACAGCGACGGCCTGCTTCAGCTGCCGCAGCGCGGCACAGTGGTGTCGCTGTTCCTAGGCTGGGTTGGCCAGCTGCATAACAAGGGCGACTATACGGTCGATCAGGTGAGCCATAGCGGCGCGCCCGACGTGCTGACTATCACCGCGCGCAGCGTCGATTTTCGCGGCGAGCTGAACAAGGCGCGTGACGTCTCCTACCATGACGCCACGCTGGGCAGCATCCTGACGCAAATAGCGCAGCGCTGCGGCCTGATTTTGCAGATGGCGGAAGGGTTCGCCGGGATCAAAATCGATCATATCGATCAGACCCACGAAACCGATCCCAGCTTTGTTACCCGGCTGGCGAAACGCTATGGCGCGGCAGCGATTATCAAAGCGGGACGCCTGCTTTTTTTGCGGCCCGGCAGCGGGGAATTAGCCAGCGGCAAAGCGATCCCAACGGTATTACTGACGCGCCAGCAGGGCGACAAGCACAACTTTATGGTTGCCGACCGCACCAGCTACAAAGGCGTTCAGGCGAAATGGCTCTCTACTCAGGAGGCGAAAACGCATATCTTCCAGATGCAGCGTAAGGCAAAGGTCTCGAACGCCAGCGCTGTCGCCCATCCAGATGCGAAAAGCCCGCCAAAGCAAGCGGATGATAACGAAGGCGAATATACCGCAGGTCAAAAAGAGAGCCTGCTGGTGCTGCCGGAGGTCTTTGACAGCAAAGAGGCGGCGAAGCAGGCGGCGGAGGCTAAGTGGAGCGAGATACAGCGCGGCGTGGTTCACTTTACCTTTCAGCTGGCGACAGGACGCGCGGATCTTTATCCTGAAACGCCGGTGCAGGTCAGCGGCTTTAAAACCGTGATTGATGCCAGCGCCTGGATCATTAGCAAGGTGACGCATAACCTGAGCGTTAAAGACGGCTTTACCACCACGCTGGAGCTGGAAATAGACATCTCAGATGTTGAGTACGAAGAAATTAACTAACTAATAGTTAATTAATTTGCTTTTTGTGAGTATTTGAGGCGATAATTGCCTCGTTAACCATCGAGGAACTCACAAATGATGCATTGCCCGCTGTGTCAGAGCGCTGCCCATACCCGCAGCAGCCGTTACATCTCTAACGAGACCAAAGAGCGCTATAACCAGTGCCAGAACATTAACTGCAGCTGCACTTTTAAAACACACGAGAGCGTGACCGGGATGATCGTGACGCCCGGTAAAATCGAGAAGGTCGCGACTGGCAAGAAGCAGGCCGAAGCCCGCGCCTGAGCGCCTGATGAGCAAAGCCCGCGTAAGCGGGTTTTTTTATGGCGGCAGCGCCGCCTCTTGGAGTTCTGTCAATAAGTGTACTGGCGGGGAGGGTGTGGCTTGCCGCGTTGGCAATAACTGTACCCGCTGGCTTTGCGCATAAAAAAACCACCTGTAAAAGGTGGTTTGCTTTAGCTACCAGCTTAGTTCTTGCTTAGTGGCTTTAACGTTCTGTTTATACATTATTTCGAGCGTGGTATAGGTGCACATATCCAGCGCGCCCTGACAGTAATCTTTAATGACGCGATCCAGTATTTTCCTGTCGCTCACTTTTGTTAATTTCTTAAATGCTGTCAGGTTTTGCTTTTCCATTATACGCAAGGTGGTCGGCTGGCACATATCAAGCTGACCGTCACAGTAATCCGCTTTTACTCGCGCTTGAATGTAGCTGATCACTTCCTGCTTCTGGCTTTCTGAGCCATCAAAGTCCAGCGGATGAATAAAGCCTGCGTTTGCAGTGGCGGAAACGAGTAAAACGGCAGCCCCAAAAAGTAACTTCATGAAGAAATCCTTATCAAAAAAGTAAGCGCTAAGATTAATCCGAATCGATTTAGAAGTGAACTGTTGAAGCGACACAAGCTATGGGTATTGAGAAATTATTGAGCCAGGCCCTGCCTGATGCAGGAGAAAGCCTGTGCAGGCACGCTGAATGAAGGGAAGCGCCTGAAGAAAGATTGAAGTTTTATATTCAGTGCGGCGATGCGGTGAGATAGACGGGGACGGTATAAATAATATCACCAACGCGGCAGGCGGGCGCATTGGTAAAGCGGTACAGGGTTCCTTTTGTCGAAAGATAAATCGCGCCATTTTCAGCTCTCTGGAAGGCGTTACGATCGCTAGTAATCATAAAGGGTTCGTTGTCATGCTGTAGAGCTGCCATAACGGCGCGCTCGTCTTTACTGGCATCGTATAAATAGAAGCGGTAAGAGAAGTCTGTTGTAGCGCCTGCGCTGGCTTCTGTAATGTAGAGGCTTACCTGCCGGGTAACGGGGATCTTTTGCAGTAAGGTTTGTTCTAGCGGGGAGAACTGAATGATTTTAAAAGCTATCCAGATAAAAACAGGCAAAAGTAATAAAAGCAGATAGCGTTTCTTAAAAACCTGCACGTTTCGCATATTCGATACCCATTCTTATCCAGGCCTGATCGTCTGGATCGTCGCCATAAGGGGCTGATCTATACCAGTCGCCAAAGGCTGGCGAACTTGTGCCCGCTCGGCTTTGCGCCCATCCCGCAGCCCTGAGCAGAACTTCTGTGGTAATGCCGGCAGCATGTCCAACCGCCCCATAATGAAAGTTACCAAAGTTAGCATATTGCTTGCCGCATTGGTTCTTATAGTCCCAAGGGCCATGGTTTTTTACCTGCTGATAAAACCAGATATAAGTTAATGCCGAAGGGCCACGATGCAGTCTTGCCAACATCATATTTTGTAAAATATTAACTCCCGGTGGAGCAAAAGAGGAGACATCATAGGGAGGATGTGGCGAGGCTGCTAATGTTGGATATCTCACGCTTGCGCTCGCTCATTCCAGCTATCCGCAAAAAGTAAATTCCCATCGCAATGCTTCCAGGTAATTTTTTCATAGCGAAGCTCAATACATTCAAGGTGGTTATGCTTTTCTTTACTTGTATCCTTAGTATCATGCATAACAGGTGATACCCCCACGATCCTGACACCTTCAAGCAATATATTGAAATACTCTGCTTCTTGTCCCGCATAGTCGATGTGGTACCACTTGAACTCAGCAGATTTTAGCCTTTGTCCAGTGGCTACCGCTTTATAAAGATACGGAGAGGAACTATCAAATTCTTTTTGTATTAAGACCGGCGAATGTTTACGTGTTCCGGTAATTTTACCTGTCATTGCATCAACAGGAAGACTCAAATTATGAGAAAATGCGGTGACTTCAATACTGTCTTCACGGTCATGAACATCAACTGAACCTCGGATAATAGAACCGCCATCATCCTTTATCCATAAGTAAGCCGGAATAGCCATTTGAACTCCTTTTTCGCCCTAGTCGATAGATAAACAGAACTCCTATTTCTAAAAAGGAAATTATTTAAAGTCAAGTTTAAATGCAATTGGCAAATTGTTTTTTTTGGATGTTAATACACGCTCAAATAAAAGGTTCAATGTAAATTTAACATATATTGATGGCTTATTTTTTTAGTAGGAGTATTCATATTAGGAATGATTCTAATTACAGCTTCGCTTAAATAAGGTGGGTACTCTAGGGGAGAGCAGTTACAATAACGATTAATTCAAAAGTAAAAATCTCTCTTTTGATGAGATTAAAAGATGTGTCATATGCTTTTTACCTCATCATGATTTGATTATAAGCTTATAATTCAGGTATAGGTGAAGAATATATAGCCAACGAGATGGAAGGATAGGTGGCCGAGTTTTACGATATTCATATGTTGTTACTTGCAGGATGCTTGTGATTTGGGGAGGGCTACAAATGAAGAAGCAAACCGCCTTATTTCATGGAAGAAATATCGCGTTATGTTGATGCGGGTCAATATGGAAGAAGTCCAAAATATTAAGTGGCCGGAAACGCTCGAGGAGTAAAAAGGTCTGCCGACCTTTTTATAACTTAACATACCGTTCAACATGGCTTGCGCTGGTAATATCCTTTTTCTACTAAGGTTTTTTACCAGCTGACTTTGATTTTTTCCTTTCCTCGAGAAAACTTTGTATCTGCTTATCATTTTTGATAACCAAAGAGAGAAACTTCATTTTTATTTGATATTTTAGCGCATCATCTTTATATTTTAGGATGCTGGTCTCCCCTTTAAATTCAAGTGTTGGAGCTTCAAAAACTCTTCCTTCGGCAAAAACAAAAGGTAAAGCTTTATCTTTATATTCAGTATCTGATTTCCTTTTAACTAGCTCTGGCAACTCCTTAATTGTTTTTTCCATGTCTGTTGTAGCATCAAGGCCCAAAGATAAACGAAACTGGTAGTTGAAGTATTGTTCAAGACCTCTAATTACTGGCATCTGATTTAAACTTGTTACATAATAAGTACGATTTTCATCTTGAATCATCCTCTCAAGATCCGCATCAAGTGATTTATTTATTGTCTTAAACCAATCACTGTCAGGATCGTCTGCATGCAATAATTCACGCGATCTATTTTGAACTTGCTCAGCTAAGTCATATTGCATTTTAAATTGTGCATAGATAGCCCATATCCATTCATTTAGATTTTTCGCGACTTGAACCTGACTAGAGTTGCCGTAACGCTCAAGCTCATCTAAGTATCTTTGATAGGATTCAATAGCCTTTTTGAAATCTTCATACTTCGGGTCTAATTCATAGGTAGTCAAACCATAACCTTTGCTAAAAAGGGAATGTAATTCTGAATATGCCTTATTGAAGTTATCAAGCTCAGATGCGCCTTTATTATAAAGTTCTTTGTGAAGCTCCATTACAAATTGTTCTTTTCTATTTTTTTCGTCATAAAGCTCCTTGCCAAAAAAACCTACAGCAGTTAGCGAAGCAGTTACTATGGCTGTAATGATATTATTCCTTAATTCTTTACCCATATTGTTCCCAATAAGTTAATTTGAAAGTTCCGGATGGATACTGATTATATTAATATTTGTTTCATCGGTTGTATTGATACGTTTAATCATAATGGATGGTTTGTCAATAACAAAGCTTCGACAATCACAATTAGTCCCGCAGCTTGATAATTAGCAAAGATTTATATCAACTGAATAAGTTTATCCATTGGATATGATTTGCTCTTAAGCTAGGGTCTTGTGTGATTATCTGCACAATGCCCGCAGGATGCTCTCGCGCCCGCCACCTTTCACCATAGCGGAACCCCTTTACAGGAGAACCGCCACATGACTCAAGATTATCACCACGGCGTGCACATTGAGGAAGTCAACGAGAGCACCCAAACTATCACCACCCTCAGCACGGCAATCAGCGGTCTGGTCTGCACCGGCGGCGACGCCGACGTGGCAGCAGATACGTTCTATGGCCACGTGGAAAGTATTGGGATGTGCGATTCAAGCATATAAAAAACAATAAACTGGAGTAGCTTCCTGTGGCAGACAAGTCTTTTGCGAATGAAAATGAGGCATGGCAGGCCGCTTACGCTGACTGGGAGCACAAGCTAAAGCGGCTGGAATCGTATAAGTGATATTTATCTCGATGTGATTTTTGATAGAACGAAACTTATTATCGAGGAGTGGAATGTTTTTTCTTTTCAGCGACAAAAATTAGAAAGAAGCTATAAGCGTAAGCAATGCAGAAGGCAAAATAAAGCATTGATAATGGATTTGTAAAATTATTATAAGCTGTAGAGTAGAGCTTTGATTGTTCAGGAGAAAGATTCAATTTAGTCTCCGCATAATTGTGTCTTAAATATAACCCAATCCAAAGTGAACCTGTCGTAAGCACTAAATAAAAAGATAATTTGGAAATTATTTTTTCAAGGAATTCCATATAAAATGTGGGGTCAGAATATGCAATTTTTGTGAATATGTTCATGAGTACAAGAAATCCACCAATCATCCTCATGTATAAAGCTTCACTCATAATTACCCCAAAATTTTTCGATATTTTAACAAGTTTAAAGGAAAGGGATTATTGTAAGCGGAAAAGTACTTTTGCATAAAAATATATTGGAGCATCTGGTAGGAAAGGCAGGTTTAACCAGGTAAAGAGAACTTTGACACTCCTCAACAAAGGTATACGCCCTTCAGATGAGAGGGTTCGGCATTTCACGTTTCATCTATTCAGCTGGTATGTAGCTAAGCCCGGGGGGGCAAAAAGGGGGCAGCTGACTATCAGAAACAAAAAACCACCTCTGAAAGGTGGATTAAGTGAATGATTTTAATCAAAAAATTGGTGGCCCCTGCTGGGTTTGAACCAGCGACCAAGCGATTATGACTGCAAAATCAAAAACTTACGTTAAATTCCCTCTCTATGCTTTTCAATACCTTCCCAATATAATGACCGCTGTATAAATAACCAGAAATCATTCCAAATACGCTCTCGGGGAATCCTATAGGTATCCTGGCTGGACCATGCGATTCGCAGGATACCCTGATCGTGTGGTCGAGGAGGCTGGATGGAAACGTTCAAATTCACGAAAACCAGGCTGGAAGAGCTGCCTCCTGCTGCCAGGGGACAGGTGGAGTATGGTGACACGGTAGTGAACGGGCTACGGATCCGTGTCGGAGTCAGCGGCATTAAAAGTTTCTGTGTGTCCCGCAAGAAAAACGGAAAGTTTTTCCGGGCAACGCTGGGGCGTTTTCCTGCGCTGTCGGTGGAGAATGCCCGGGCGAAAGCACTGGAAGTCATGGGCAACATGGCCCTCAGCGGTCAGAACCCCAATATTCAGAAGCGTGCGCACGAACGGGCAGCCGTCACCCTGCAGGACGCCCTGGACACCTATATTCTCAGCCGCGAGCATCGCCTGAAGCCGGCTACCGCAAAACAATACCGGAGCATTCTGGGCAACTATTCGGGGGACTGGCTCTCACAGCCTCTGGCTTACATCACCCGCGATCGCGTTGAAGCCCGTCATAAAGCCATCACGCATGGCACGGTCTGGTATGGTGCGGATAAGCGTTCCCTGCGACGGGGTGCAGGGCAGGGGAGTCATGCTCAGGCAGATTTATGGGCTCGCGCACTCAGGGCGGTTTACCGTTTCGCACACGATCACTACCGGGATGAGGTAGGGCGAACTCTGCTTCCCGATCCACCCACACTTGTCCTCAGCACCAAGCGTAAATGGCATGGCACGGTCAGGAAAAGCGACCGCATCCGTACCCATGATCTCGGCCGCTGGTTATCTGCGATAGAGATGGTAAGGCAGCAGGCGGAGCTGGAGCGTGATGACTTTGCCGCGACCGTATGTGATGCCGTGGAAATGGCCACATTCACAGGGCTTCGGAAGTCCGAAATATTCGGTCTCGCCTGGTCCTGCGTTAACCTGGGAGGCCGCTACTTCTGGATTGATACGACAAAAAACGGCGATCCGCTTGAGCTGCCTGTCACCGGCACCTTGCTGGCATTGTTCCGCCGACGCGAAGCGGCACGCCGCGAGAAGCATCCTCTGGTCTTCCCGGGGATAAAGACCACCATCAAAGAATACCGCCATGTCACCGGGCGCATTAGCCGGTCAACTGTTCCTGACCCCAATCCGGACAATCTGCAGCCTATCCCGTTCAAGTGGCATGACGCGAGGCGAACTTACGGCACAGTGGCGGAGCTGGCCGGGGTGGGAAGCTATATCCTGAAGCGGCTGATGAACCACCGGACGTTGCGCAGTGCCGATGTGACGCAGGGGTATCTGCACTTTGGCGCGGATGAACTGCAGGCGCCTGCAGCAAAAATTGAGCACGCCATCCTGAGCTACAGCGGGAGAATAGAGAAGCCCGAAGGTCTTGATGCCCGGCTGAAAGAAGCGATGGAACACCTCAGTGATGATGAGAAACGAAGACTGCTTTTCTCACTCTCAGAAAAGGTGAATGAGGTCAGAAAATGATTGATGATATCAAAGCGGAAATGACAAAAAAGCTGGTAGAGCTGGCCATGGAGGAGCCGGTAACAGGGTACATCAACATGTATTATCTAGCGTTGTCCTGTAGTGATGCCGCTCGCAAGGCATATATTGCTGAAATCTCAGATCCACTCTGGTGCGCGCATTTCGCGAAAAACAACTTTGACCGTGCCCGGCTGACATTGCTTAAATCCTACCTTCTGCACCTGTTTGAGCAGCGTTATCACATAGCTGTCTCACTACTCCCCGTTATAAAGTCTTTCGACATTCTGGGACAGACCGATACCGCGTCATTTGTAGATATCGCAATGAATAAGCTGCGTGAGTCTGATGATTTCCGCCGGGAAGTGTATAGCGGCCATAACAGCAGGAATGCTTCAGGGCGGCGTAACAAGCATGCAGATGAGGTGATCGCGATAATGTCAGAAACCTGGCGTCATTATCCGCATACCCCTAAAAACGCCATGATCAAAAAGGTATATGGCCACCTGAAGGGAAAGGTCAGTGAAGAGACGCTGGCGCGCTGGATTAAGGAGGAGAAGCTGGGGCCCGTTTCTGTCGTCCGGCCGTGTCCTCCTTTTCGTCTGATCATACCCTCATAGCGCGTTATGATCCCCTTATAGCGCGTTATGATCCGATCATAGCGCGCTCTGAGACTACCCCCGGCCTATCCAGCGATAGATATTCACCATCAGTTTTTAACTGCTAGCGATGGTGATAATCATGCAACACCCTGTCAGCCCGAAAATAACCTGCCGTCTGACCCGCTCAGAGGCGGCTCTCTATCTGGGGATTACACCGCAGACCCTCGCCAACTGGGCAAGTACCGGTAAGGTGCAGATCCCGCATTACAAAATTGGCCGCAAAGTTATCTATTTTCAGTCAGACCTGGACGCTTATCTGGCGTCCACGCGTCGTACGCAGACCGTGTGAGGTTACCCATGCTGACTCAGCAAACCTTCACATGCTTCTGGCGGGATGAGTTTGATATGGCAACCGGAGTTTCTGCACTCGCTGGTGTTTCCAGTCGTGGTCAGCCTTTGGATTTGACACCCTGGCGCTTTAGTTTTTCTCGGCATGCCTCTTTAACCCAAGAGCTGAATTTACCAGGACCTGCGGCAGTATCGATTTGCTCTAAAAGGTCATCTTCGAACCGAATGTTTTTAACGGTGCTATTCGAACGATCAAAATTGCGCTTAGATGTTTTATCTTGCATTGGTATGTACCACTCATATAATGTTATTTTAGATGGTACATACCATCGCTTGCGCAAACAAGATTTAAAACAGCGAAGCCCGCAGGTGCTACCAACACCAACGGGCCTCTCACCTAACCGTTAGTCGAGGTAACAGTCATGGCTATGAACAAGCATACCCAAACTCGCCCTAAATATCAGTATCGCTTCCTGGCCGTTTCCCGTCAGGACCGGTCTGTTCCCCCGTTCCGTCTCTGTATCGATGCCGGCTCAGAGCAGGAAGCGCGCCACCTGTTGACCCCTTGCTTCATCCTTTCCTTTGCGGGCCAGCTTCCCGTTCAGGAGGCCCAAAATGCGTGAACCCATGGATTTAGATCAGGCTGAATTCTATGCCGAACTGGCCACCTCCCTATATGAGGTGATTATGGATAAAGCCTGTGAGGAGTGTACGCCCCAGCTGTTGCATCTCATCAGTCTGGCCTGCGATATCAACTTTGAGGTCTACCGTGCGCTCAGGGCTGACGGAGGAAAGCAACATGATCAGTAACGTGAAGTTTAACGAACTGGCCGGCCGGGTTGAGGCGCTTACTGCGCGCGTCGGAGACCTGGAAGCCCGCCTGAATGCGCTGGTGGATTCACAGGGCGGTACCATTCCGCCCGGTATGGCGCCGGTCAGCACGCTGGCCGCTGAGTTTGGTATTTCCACCAAAAAAGCCGAGGAACTGGCGCACAACGCGGGGGTGATGCTGGTGCGGCATAAAACTGGAGGCTATCTGGTGCCGGACGAGAAGTTTCGTGAAGCGGCACGGCTGGTACTGCGTGCAGCCAAACGGAAGTACGGCTCGGCTTACTGGTATCACCCGCTGATTGGCAAGTTCCAGATGAGCGGAGGGTTACCGAAATGAGCGTGACGGAAATGGAGACGGAAATCCTGTCTGACGCGCTGTTCAGCTGCATTTACCTGTGGGTGAATGGCCATCCTATTGATAAAAAAGCGGCCCGCGAGGCCGCTTCACGGCACCGGGATAAACATTCCTGCTACGGCCGGCTGGCGCAGAAAATGAAAGACTTCGTGCCTGGCAGTGGCATGAGCTATGAAGCCCTGTGTGAGGCAGGCCTTTGTCAGACAGACGCGAAAAAGCAGCGCCAGAAGCGGGTAGACCTGATCGCCGGTTTTACGGGCGAGGAAGCGGTTAAGGCGCTGCTGTGTGATACGGCACGTATCAACCGCCTTTTTAATGCCGGAGAGAAGGAGGTAAAAGCATCCCGTCAGGCGGGGCTCTCTCTTTCCCAGATGGGGCCCAGCCAGCGCGGCGAGGTGCTTCTTGAGCACTATAACGGGCAGCTGGCGCTGGATGCTGACTCTGACGTGGTGCATCACTATAACGGCATCGTCTGGCAGCCCGTGAGCGACCGGGAGCTGGCGCGCCAGATGGCGGCTGTCTTTATCGACAGCGAAACGGCGTATTCCATGCCGGCCATGAAGAATGCCGTCGACGCCATGAAGCTGAGCCTGCCGGTGATGGGGATGCCGTCCCGCCACCTTGTCGGTTTCCGTAACGGGGTCTTTGACACCCGGCAGGGGATTTTTCGCCCGCACGATCCCGACGACTGGTTGCTTATCGCCAGTGACGTCACCTTCACGGCGGCTGTGAAGAACGAAACGCTGGCAGAGCACGCGCCTGTTTTTCAGCAGTGGCTGAACGGGTGCGCCGGGCATCATCCGCGTAAGGCTGACCGGATACTGGCCGCCCTCTATATGGTGATGGCCAACCGCTACGACTGGCAGCTTTTCCTCGAGGTCACGGGGGCAGGGGGAAGCGGGAAGAGCGTGATGGCTGAAATCTGCACCATGCTGGCGGGCAAGGGCAACACCGTCTCAGCCAGCATGGCCGCGCTGGAGAACCCGCGTGAGCGCGCGCTCATTGTGGGGTACTCGCTCATCATCATGCCGGACATGACCCGCTATGCTGGTGACGGTGCCGGCATCAAGGCCATTACCGGCGGGGACAAGGTGGCAATTGATCCCAAGCATAAGGCGCCGTACTCCACGCGCATCCCGGCCGTCATTCTGACTGTCAACAATAACGCCATGTCGTTCAGCGATCGCAGCGGGGGCATATCGCGGCGCCGGGTTATTTTTAACTTTTCACGGGTCATTCCGGAGCATGAACGTGATCCGCTGATGACGGTAAAAATTGAGGCTGAGCTGCCGGTTATCATCCGCCACCTTCTCAGCCGCTTTGCAGACCAGCAGGAGGCACGTCAGCTGCTGTCTGAACAGCAGTCTTCTGAGGAGGCTCTGGCCATCAAGCGCGAGTGCGATTCGCTGGTGGATTTCTGCGGTTACCTGACGGCTTCACAGCAGTGTGACGGCATGTTTATCGGTAATGCAGAAGTGATCCCGTTCAGTCCGCGACATTATCTCTATCACGCCTATATGGCTTACATGCGGGCGAACGGGCTGAGCAAGCCGGTATCTCTGACGCGCTTCGGCACGGACATGCCTGGCGCCATGGCTGAGTATGGTAAAGCGTATCTTCGCAGGAAAAGTACCAAAGGCCATATGCGCTCTAACCTCACGCTCAGTCAGGAAGCTGAAACGTGGCTACCTTTTGCAGGTGAAGACGAAAAATAAAATAATAAGATAAGTGTCCACTACTCTCCACTTCCAATGTTTTTTATTTTTATAACAATAACTTAATGGGTGGATAGTTAATTTTTGACTCTCCACCGTTATTTATATATTTATTAGAAAACAAAGGGTTAATGGGTGGATAGTTAGGGTGGACAGTCTCCACTTTCCTGCCTGAAAAACGCCAAGGAGAACAGGTGGAGAGTCTGAGAAATGGGTGGAGAGTAGTGGACACTTGAATAACAACTATCCACCCATTAACCATCTGAAATAAAAACAAAAAACGCCAAAAGTGGAGAGGTGGACAGTTAAAGTACTATTCTTTTTTTTCGTGCGTTTCAAAACAGAAATTATTGCTCTTTATGTGTCCGAAAATCAAGAGGATGAGTAAATCACCTTTATCCTCACCTGTACCAAAATGAAGGACGCCGAGGAGCCGAAACGCCGGGCGTACGACCTGCAGCCGGTAAAGCTGTTTACCGACGAAGAGGGTGAGGAAATCCATTCTCTAGCCGTGCGGGATGTAGCTCGGGAGGCTGATGAGCGCGAACCAGAACTGGCTGGCGTGCCGAATATTACAGGTAATCATATGGCACTCTGGCAGGCTATTCGTAGTCGTATCGCTAGCCGGGAGCATGTACAAAATGATTGTACGCGACGACCTTAAAGCAATGGGGATTAATACCAAGCACTTTACCCGCTGGCTGCAAAAGCTGACTGATGATGGTCTGGTTATCCAGAACGGTGATCACCTTACGCTCCATTCTCATCATAAAAGTGGGTAAAAAAGTGGGGAGGTGGTGGGCAAGGTGGGGAGCGGGACCCCACATTCCCCACTTTTTCCCTGTATACACCCAGAAAGTGGGGAGCACCCCTGAAACCCGCATCAGCACTGGCCTGAGCAGGGTTTTGCAAAAAACAGGTGGGGAGCAAGTGGGAGATTGAAAAAGTGGGGAGTACTGAGTGACAGGTGATCGGTCAGGTGCTTGATCATACCTACCTGAAGGCCCTAGTCATTTAGTAAAAATCCATACTCATCGCCTGCATTGTGCCAGAAGCAAGCCTTGTAACCTGAACAAGTATGGTCCAAGCATTGTGAACACTTGTTAAGCCTGTTAACGGCGGGCTTTTGCTTAAGTCATGCACCGGCATGAAAACCACTACATAAAGCGGGCAGGCGTGGCGGGGATAGCATTGCGCGCAGACTGGATTGTATACATAGCATTGACATCTAAAGGAAATCATCAAAGGAATCAAAAAGTGTGTAATTTTTGATGCGGCTCAGCGAAAAGTGTGTAAAAATCGCCTACCATAATAATTAGAAAAATTAACGTTGCCGCTTAGGAGTCGCCATGAACGAAAATTTGATCTACGTGCTGGCTAAAGTTCAGTTTGGTCGCATCACTGAAAGCAGGTTCAAAGAACGTGCAGATGCGGTTCAAGAAGCTTTACGTAAAGATTATCCTATCGTAAATAGTAATAATACATTTACGACTATTCAATTTGATGTTGCAAATCCAGGGGACAAACAAGTACAGCAGTCAACTGAAAATATAATCAATATATGCTCTTCAAATCGCGAATGGGGTATTAGGATTTCACATAGTTTTTTAATATTACATACCAAATCTTATGCTGGGTTTGAAAACTTTAAAAGCAGGTTAACCTCAATATTAAGCATTGTAGAGAAAGAATTTGGGCTTTATCATTCTGCTTTTGTTGGGTTCAGGTTTGTGAATAAGTACCCATATGACGGTCAAGATGATTTTACAAAAGTATTTAGAAAAAGAGAATTTATTCAACCTAGCTTAGAGTTGGAAGGTGCTCTCAAAGCAGGTTCAAATCTTGCTGCGCATTATGTTAGCAATACAAATAATATATTGATAAATTCTGGCGTTTCTATCGGAGGCCCTAAAATTCCTGGTGAATTCGCTGACCTGCCTAATGACTTAGGTCTCAAAGTAGGCGAAACTCATGAGGGCGTTTGGGCGCATCTTGATATTGATAGCTTTTATAGTGAGCCAGACGTATTAAATGACTTTTCTGTAGAAGATATTATGCAAAAGTACAGTGCCTTAAGAAAACTTGCTAACGATGCATTTGCTCAAATTGTATATGCAAACCAAGCTGAGCTTGGGTAAAAGGAGGCGAAAATGACATACTACACTTCTCCCCAAGCAGGCTACACTGCGTCACAAGGCTATGTAGGCAATCAGACTAGCGGAGTGGGCGCAGTTGAGGGAAAATGTGGCGGTTACGTAATGCCAAAAAATAATGTTACAAGTACATCGTGGCTTGGTGCTAAATTTGCAAAAATTGCCTTACTAGCAACACTTTTATTTTCAACTGGTGGTGTAACAACTAACCAGCAAAATGTTAGCATTAAATTCGGAGAGTCAGCATCAAACTCACATGAGGTAGTATTAAAATCTCTTGGGAATTTCTCAAATGAAAACGCTGTAACACCATCTTTAAGTAAGTTTCTTAAAGAACAATTTGGTTTTAAAACAGCCCAATGGGCAGCAGTATTGCAAATCGAAAGAAAAACTTTATACAATTGGGAAAAGAATCCTGAAACAAAGATTCAAAATAAGGTTGTTGAAAGACTCATGTCGCTTCAGCAATTCTATAAAGGGATCGAGCAAGAACACGCTATGTTTATTTCTAAATTAACTTTTGGAAAGCATAGTGATGCGGCATTCTTAAATGCTTTTACTGATACTAACATGTCGTTAGAGTCATTAATGCAATTATATGATGATCGTTATATTGAAATCGACGGTTTGTATAAGCGATTGAAACATTCAGTATAAAGAAAGGGCTATTAAGAATGGTTACAGAACAGGAAAGAGATGGGTGGCTTGCAAATGGTTGGGAGCGAGGAGCCTTCATCAAAATTGAAGAGCACACCTGTTTTTTTGAGCAGTTGCCATCTATAGCCCAAGATAAAGTCAAAGATGGGGAAAATGTATATCTTTTCCCCATCCTTAACGACTGCGCACTAGTAAACCGTTGTTTTGTAACGGAGCCTTGGGTTTATGGGATGTTATGTTGGCAGTATGAAACCCAAAGCAAAGATTTTTTGTTTGCTAAAAACCCTAGGAAATACCATTTTCCAATGGTTATTGATGGTGAGGAAAGGCTTTTCGAAGTCCTTGCAACCAGTCTTGTGACATTTAGCAGGGAGCAACTTTTTACTTATACACCAATAAGAAATATAGTTTGGCCGAAGTTTGGTTTAGATAGGATGCTTAATTGGGTCGCAGAAAGATTTAGAACTCCCACTTTCCCTGATAACTGGAACAAGCGGTTGTCTTCAAAAGACAAGCAACTAAAAAAAATATGGAAATGTGATCCTTTTGAAAAATGCTCAGGGCTCTACTTAAGAATTGAGCCTTTTCAAGAGCAGGCTGAAGATGAACCTTATGACGTTTGGGTTTACTTTTGTCTTCCAGCTGAAATGAGTTCTATGGAATATCGAAAATTTCAAAAAGAAGATGGCCCAGAGCTAAGGGAGCGACTCAACAGCACTCTTTCAAGCATAAAAAATGTAAATGTAAAAGGGATAGATTGGATCTCTGAAAACGAATTTACTAAAAGATTGGAAAGAGATTATAAGAGGTGGATACTTGAGTATTATAGTTATAGCTCATCAGACGAAGCCGAAACCCCCTCCGAGTTTAGTATCTAATAGAGAAAAGGCCGAAATCGGCCTTTTCTCTATTTATCAATCAAAATATATTCTTTAAATTTTATAATTTCATCACCAAACCAAAAATTCATTTCTTTCATCCTCTCGTGCAATGGGGTTAATTCATTGCGCACAAAAACCTGAGATGCCTTCACCGCGTCACCAAACCCGCCAGTGTTATTTGGGATGATCCCCATCAGCTGCGGCAGCACGCGGTGAGCGGCCAGCATGTCGTCGCGGCTCACGTTCTTGATGTTTAACACTTATTTTGCCGCTACCTCTGACAACAGAGTGTTCGGAATATTGTCCTTTTTGCACTATACGCTCTTCATATGGTTGCCAAAGTGACGATGAATGGAAAAATCAACGGCTTAAGTGCCAGTTGAGCGCTAAGCAAAATGAGAGGCAATGCCGCTGCTGGGGTTTTGCACTTTTTGGGTAAAACCTTATTCAGACAAAGCTATCGACTTCAGAACAGGTAACCAGCCAGATGCTGGCTGAGCGCGCCGGAGAAGTATCGAGCATCTACAACCGTCATAAAGATGAATTCACGAAGAGCATGACCTGTATCCTCAAAGTGAGGATGGATGTGATAAACAACAGCTTACGTACTCTGTGCTAGGCCGAATAGCCAGCGGTCCTCAAACGGGGGGACCGGATTAAGAATCAGGACGCGGGAGGTCACAGTGACCACCCGAAGTAAAATCAGGAAGTTATTCATTAATCATCTGACTGCCAGCTCTCGTAAGGCAGACAATGTGACGGTCTTGGATAACTCAAAGACTTAGGCTGTGACCGGATGTCCGCCCTTACCGGGTAGTCATTGCAACTGCCTGAGGGTTTTGCACTATTTGGGTAATACCCTTTCAGGCCCGGCTTTCATTTTCTGAATCGACTACCAGCCTGATGATGGCAAATCACTGTGGCAGTGTCAGGGCAGGGAATAATGAGCGGGTCCTCCCGAAGGGGTACCCTGTCCACGAGGCGGCGGCCCCGCGGAAAGCTGAAAATTTTTTACTATTCATCAGTGCAGTATCAGATAGCTAACTTACTGAAATAATAGAATAAAATTCTCCAGTAGTGCACAGGCGGCTGTGCAGCAAAGCTTCAGATGAAGAGTAAGGGGGCCGGCCACCCTGATACTGAACTGCACCGAAATGAAGGGTACCGAGAGCCGAAGTGCCATGCATACAAACAGCAAGCTAAAGAATTGAGGGCATCACTGGTAGCGAAGATAGTCCATGGTTACTTTGTTCTGTATGCTTTTGAGAGCCTGACGTTGTACCGGCCGTAGCGCTGGCTGGGGTCATCGATCTCAATCAGACCGATAGAGGCGAGATATTTCAGCCTTTCCTCTATAGCGAGATCGCCTTCCATTTTCCCGTACTTCTCCAAGGTCTCTGTCATTACGTCGGCAACAATATAAGTAACACTCGTCCATTCATGAGTGCACTCCTTCAGGATCATCTCCTGGCAGGTTGCCTCATCGATATCAATGGAAGTTTTAAAGTTCATCATTTTTTTCCTTCTTTTTGAAAAGGTAGTGCGGACCAAGCCAGACACCCTGGGCATTACAATAGTCCCTCCATGCGCCACATTGTGAATCGCCACGGATAATCTAGACACTTCCGAGCCGTTGATAATACTGGTTTTCATATTCTGTCGGTGACATCTGTT